TTCTTATAAGGACCATCAGGATTAGCATCCCTAACATCTCTGACTAATTTTAATTTTTCATATAGTGCAGTATCTCCTCCTAGAGTCAGTGAACTGACGATAGTAGAGAGTTCTTTATCGTTAATAGGCAAATCCATTAGGTAAAAAATAGTTCTAAGTTTACGGTTTTTTCGACATTCCATCCAATCGCATCTAATATAGTTCTGAGTGGTTCAACAAAACTTTTATCAAATTGCAAATCATAATCAACATACTTGACGAGATCAAGTTCTTTAGGAAAATCTTGGATGAATGATATAACATTCTCCTGTATGATGTTGGGTTTCTTTAAATAACAAAATTTAATCTTCTCACCATTTTCAATTAAAGAATACTTATTTGTTAGTTTCTTTTTCTTTATATAATGATTGAATAACAAAGCACCACGAGCATGAATCGGAGTTCCTTTTGCATATATGGTTGAATTAGCATGATACTTTTTAACGTTAGAAACCGTTCTTGGAAAAGATATATCTTCGGGAGGTAGAGACTTAAATTGTTTTCTTGATTCCTCAATGAAATCAATAACCTCATCCTCAGTTCCATTCATCATAAGTTTCAAAGCATCCTTAATCATTTGACGACAAGGTGCTGGAGTCGAAGATTTTACTGCTTCGATTCCCATCATTTTTAGTTTTGGTTCCTCATATCTAACGCCTTCACTATCCCACACGTTTAGTATGTATCTCTTCTTTGCAGTCCAAATTCCACGATCAGCAATATTCTCACGCTTCATCACCATCTTGTTATCATACGCATTTACATATTTCGCCAACGTTTCATAAGAACCCTCAATATACTTTTCAAATTCCACCTCACAGACCTTATTAAGGAACGACACAACGCTTTCAGAAGTTTTCTCTCTGCCCTCGTATACCCTATCGACCAGGTCACCCAAATTGAGATAGATACTGTCAGTATCACTAGCAATAACATAATCAACATCCTCCGTTTTTAGTATTTTATTAATGTGTGCATTCATTCGGTCTTCAATCCAACGGATTGAGACTTGTCCAGATAGTGTGATGGCTTCTGCGTTTGCAAGTTTGTAATAGCGAAAATATTGATTACCAATAGCACCATAAGCAGAGTTAAGTTGGATCTTCCGTGCCATTTGGATATTATTGCACCTTGCGATCTCCTTCTCCAAAGTTTTGGTTTTAGTTTTTTCATACTGCTGCTTTGCCTCCAACATCTTCTTTTTGTATATGGTTCGATCCTTATAGATCTTCTCCATCAACTCTGGTAAGAAACCTCTTACATCTTTACGATACTGTGCACCATTCGCACATACCGCATACTCACTATCTATCGTCACATCTTCAGATAGAATTTTATCAACTGTAACTGTTGGATGTCTTGCATCAATAAGAGTTTCTGGTGAAATATTATATTGCATAATAAGATGTGGGTATAGACTGTTAAGGTCAAAAGATACTACCCAATCATACTTACCTGGTATCGGTTCTTTAACATAAGCACCTGCATACTTCTCAGACTTATCAGATCTTTCTTTAGGGGGTATTACAATATTTCTTTTCTTAAGATAGTTGTAGATGATTGTATCCCACATACGAACCTGTGAGAATACATCAGCATAGTTTGCCTTAGCATCGTAAGCCATAACTATTGCTAATTCAATCAGTTTCATCCTGTCTTCCAGACGGTCAACAAGTTCAACGTCAATGATATTATATTCTACAAACTTCTGCCATCCTTGAGTATAGAAGTCTTTGAATGTATCAAATTCAGAGTGATCTAATTTCTTTTGTCCAAGTTCTACACTTGCAATATGATCCAAACGATATGACTCTTGTGCTTTATAAGTAAACTTCTTATACAAGTTAAGATAATCAAGTTGAGTTATACCACCAACGTCATATGTTATATGCTTACGACCAGCGATCCAAATCTCATCTTCAGTAACTAATCCCCAAGGTGAGAATCTTTTCTTTAACTTTTCACCAACAACACGATCAAGTCTACGAGTTAGATATGGAATATCATATAGTTGTATGTTCCATCCAGTAATTACATCTGGTGTATTTTCTTCAACCATCCACCAGTTTATAAAATCACATAGCAATTCATATTCACTATTGAATCCCTTGTAGATAACATTATCTTGCTTATTATTAAAACTTCCTTGACCCCAAGTCCGTATCTGTTTTGTATTATAATCTTGTATTGAGATAAGTAATATCTCTTGAGATGCGGATTCTACATCAGGGAATCCATTCTCAGACTTAACCTCAATATCTAATGTAGTAATCTTTATCTTACTAACATCAAATTTAATTTCTTCTTCGGGATAGTTTTCAGAAATATATTGGTAGATATATCTATCATTACCATATATTTTAAAGTTCTCTATCTCATCATACTTCTTATAAAATTCACGACACTCTCTTACTGTGCCAGGATCTATCGCCTCAACATAGTCACCTTCTAGAGTTTTATATTTTGTCTTTCTTTTAGACGGAACAAAAAGGGTCGGATAAAACTTCTCACGAGTCATGAAATGTTTACCATTTTCATAACCACGAACTAAGAAGTTATCTCCAACCATCTGAACGTTGGTGTAAAATCTCATTACTTAGTCAACTCAAGATACTTAGCAATAACTTCTTTTGTAGGATCTGCAATCGTAAGGATACTATCTGATCTTATCATGAGTTCTGTTTGATCTGTTGCCTTTGGCCAAGGTTTCATATCATCAATACTTTCAAACAAATATGGTTTAATTAACTTACAATCAGGATCACCTATCTCTGCTCCCATCTCTTCAACTTCACTTATGATAACATTATCTACATCTAATAATAAGCATTTAATTGGATTAGCCATCTATCTTCTCCTGATACATTTTTGTAATAGATTCTATTGGATTTACTATAGTTATAATCCATTCTTTAGGAACTGTCATCTCTTTGTCTTGAGTTAAAAGTATCCAAGGAGAGAGTGTGATTTCTACATTTCTTTCGTCATTAAAGTTTTCAGTCAAAACAACTGGTTTGACTGCTGATATCTTATGAGGTTTACCGAGAAGATATCCTTCTACTACACGAGATTCACCTTCATTTCTAACGATCTCCTTCACATCAGAAATAATCTGATCTCCAGATTTCAGTAGTAATAATTTAACAGACATTTTTTATATTAATTAAAGTGGTAGATTCCTATAGCCGCTAATCCTGAACCTACCAAAGGGGATCACCGCAGCCAGTATTTCTCTGACCTTTATATTATAGCACAACTTTACCAATTGTCCAAGAATTAAATCCATTCTTGTTGATAAGGTGATGAACGTTTTCCTCACCATCAGGTGAAGTTACTATCGTGTATCCAATACCAAGATTAAATACTCTCTTCATTTCCTCTGGTGAAATTTCACCTGCCATCATAATTTTATAAAAAAGTGATGGAAGTGGCCATGAATCATAATTTATACTAATTCCCAATCCTTTAGGAATTATTCGTGGTATATTTTCTTGTAATCCTCCACCTGTAATGTGTGCCATTCCTTTTACTGTTGAACTATTCTCTAATAAGTCTTTTACAACTTCCGCATATATTATTGTTGAAGTTCCTATCTCAGGAACATCTCTGTAAAATAATTTATGTGTCTTCAATAAATTATTAATAAGACTAAATCCATTACTGTGCAATCCACTACTTTCGATTCCTATAATTACATCACCACCAACTATTGTTCTACCATTTAAGTATTTTTCTTCTTCAACTACACCTGTGCAAAACCCAGCCAAATCATATTCACCGTCATTATACATGGATGGCATCTCAGCAGTTTCACCACCTAACAAAGCACACCCTGATATTCTACATCCCTTTGCTACTCCCTCTATAACTTTTTCTAAATCTTCAGATTTTAATTTACCTGTAGCAATGTAATCAAGAAAGTATAAAGGTTCGGCACCACTTGTGATGACATCATTAACACACATCGCAACTAAATCAACACCTACGTTTTCATGTATACCCCAAATATGTGCAAGGTTTAATTTTGTTCCTACACCATCTGAACCAGATATTAATATAGGATTTTTATATTTACTAGGTATTCTAATTGCACCATTAAAACCACCAAATCCACCCATAACCTCTGGTCGATGAGTGGACTTAACGGTGTTTTTGATTTTGTTAACAAAAGAGTTTCCCGCTTCAATATCAACTCCAGAACTTTTATAGTCCATTACATAACAACAGTTGTTAATATTATATCATAAAATTATTTTTTTTGCAATTTTTTCTTTCTAACTCTTTTAACATCACTGATAGCATTCTTAATTATAGTAAAAGGACTAATAAGTTTCATGCTATCTCCTACATATAATTTTTTCGTGCATGATGATCAGGAACTACTTTACCCAATTTAACGGTAAGAAGTCCATCTTTAAATAAAACCTCTCTGACTTCAATATCTTCTGATAATGACCAGGTTCGGTTGAAAGATCGTTGAGCCAGTCCTTGATAGACATACTCGGATTCTTTCTCCTTTTCTTTTTTCT